TTCGCAAACCAATCAGCATCGAAGGCGATCCATATTGGACCGAAGTCTTCAACAAGAATGTCGATGGTTGTGGATCGGATATTGATGAGTACGCCCGCCGTCAAGCTATTTGCGCTTTGACGTATGGACATTGCCATACTTTAGTTGATTTTCCAGCACCTACAGACGCAAGAACTCTTGCTGAAGAACGAGCATTAAATCGTAGACCATATTGGATTGAAATCGAGCCAAAAAACATTTATGGGTGGCGATTAGATCGCGACTCAAATTATGGCAGCCTAACTCAAGTACGAATTGCAGAAAAAGCAGTTGTACCTGACGGTGATTTTGGTGAAAAAGTATACGATCAAGTTCGTGTCATCGAGCCAGGTCGCTACCGCATTTACCGACGAGATCAACAAGAAAACCAGCTGCAAGGCAGCTCTGCATACCCCAATTCATACGACCAAACCGCTACTGCTGGAGGAGAGTACGAAATTGTTGAGCAAGGCGCTTTCGATCTAGAAGGCATCCCTTTGATAACAGTTTATGCAAATAAAGTTGAAACAATGTCTAGTCGTCCACCACTGCTAGATATTGCATACCTAAACTTAGCCCACTTCCAGCGCCAAGCTGACCTAATCCATAGTTTACACATTGCGAGCCAGCCAATGTTAGTTATGGAAGGCTGGGACGATCAGACCAAAGACATAGCTATTAGCGTTAATTACGCAATGGCAACACAACCTGGCAACAAGGTTTATTACGTTGAGCCAGCATCTAGTGCATTTGAAGCTCAATCAGCTGAAGTGCAAGAGCTACAGCAACAAATGAGCAGCCTAGGAATTAGCACTCTTAGCCAGCAAAAGCATGTAGCCGAGTCTGCCGATGCTCGCCGTTTGGATCGTATCGACACCAACTCAATGTTGGCAATGGTTTCAATGGACTTGGAGTCTGGTCTTCAGAAGTCCTATGACTTGGCTGCAAATTATCTTGGTATTGAGCCACCTGAGGTCAAGATCAGCCGTGACTTTGATCTCCAGCGTTTGATTGGCCAGGATATTACGGCAATGGGCCAACTCCTTGAAAACGAGGTTATTGACCGTGGTGAGTTCCGTGAAATGCTGGTTCAGGGCGAGATTTTGCCTAAAGCAGCGGAATCAAGCGATGACGTTAAAGTAGGGGAGCAATAATTATTTAGATCCATGGCCAAGTCAATTGACAAGGTTTTGCAGTCAGATGGCTCTTACAAATGGGAAATGGTTGATTCTTGGGATCCTGCATCCGAAAGAACGGCAACACCGGCTGCTGCACCTAAGGCTGCTGCAAAACCAAAAACAACTAGAAAAGCAAAGTCTAGTAAAGTAGAAGAGTCTACTAATTCTTGATAATGGAAGAACAAGTCATCCAGGAAACACCCGTGGTGTCTCCTGAGCAGCCCGTGGTTGCTGTTGACGGCAATGTAGAGATTGATGTTTCTACAACTAAAGCTCAGTATGAGCAACAGCTTGAATCATTAAAAGCTCGTGCTGCGGAAGCTGAGGAGAAATTCCAAGGCGTAAAGGGCAAGCTTGACGACGTTTACAAAAAACAAAAAGACGCTCGTCAAAAAACACTTGAAGACCAAGGTCAATGGAAAGACCTTTGGGAGGAAGCCAACCAAACAGGCCAAGAGAAGGATCAGCGTATTGCGGATCTGGAACGTCAACTGGTTGAAGAGCGAACATCCAAAGAGACTGCTGCAATGCAGACTTCTGCGTTATCAGCCATTAGCCAAGCTGGAGCGGTGAATGCTGAGCAGCTTCTTCAGCTGATGCAAAAGAATTTGAAGAAGTCAGAGTCTG